CGATGGTATCAATGCGCACCACGTCGTGGTTCATGGTTTTGACTCGATTGTCTAAGGCAGTAATAATACCGGCCATGCCTTTGATACTGCCCAGCACACCTTGTAATAGTAACTTGATAGTCAGGTATACAAAATACCCACCGGCTAGTGCAGTTGCGATTGGAAATCCCAAATCGCCAATGATTTTGAATATGTCTCCCACTTTGGCTCCTTGACAGCTTTGGCTGTTCTTTTTATGCCAGTATTTATAGAAAATCAATCAGTGTCTGATTTGGCTTTGATCAGATTTTTTATGTAGTCAATTGCTGGTAAATTTGCTCTTGCTGGATCTGTTTGATTTTTGACTGTGTCTGACATTTTTAGATCCAGCAGATTTTTATTCCATCTTTCGATCCAGCTCTGATAATTTTTAGTTTTTACCAAATCGGTTATTGCAATTTTTAAATTTGATGCCAATTCGTCAATTATTTGATTGAAAAATTCTTGACTAAAAAAATGTTGTTGATTGTATCTGGCTATTTCTCTCGCCTGTGTTATTTTTCTTTGTTTGGTGTCGGGTTCCCAACAAGAAATTTGCTTCATGAGATCTACCACGGCGCACAGTCGTTCTTGAGGATCTTGGATTGTGTCGTAGCTCTCGTCCCAAATTTCTCCAAAAGTTTTGAATCCATAGCTGTGCAGATATTCTAGACTGCCATGTGTGCCTGCAAGAACAAACGGTTGACCCAAAGCAATAGGTCTTAGACTTTTTTCAGTAAGATGCAAGCGAGCATCGTCAAACAAGGTTTCTAATACCACTTCGATATCGGTATTTTCATAGTCAGCGATATCAAAATCGGCACTATAGTAACTTTTTGCAGTGCTGGTAGGAAAATAGTTTTCCAAAACTGTTTGAGGTCGCCATACAGAATTTTTAAAATGATGTTGATCATAGTGTATGCCTAGTTCGGGTTCAACCGGGTTGACTGTGGTTTGACATAGATCATGCAAATTTGATTGTATTAACAATTCAGCAAAACGCAACCGATATTCTCTTGTGCCAGACCAGGCACGATTATATATCAAAAACATTTTTTTGGGTCGATGATTCAAAGCAACATGCTGAGCGAAACGAAACCAATCTAGGGATATCACGGCGTGACTCCACCAATAAACAGTTACAAATTTATCTTGTTGGTATCGTTTTACATTGCCACTTCGTTGTTCGCTATGCAACAGTAAAAATTTTTCATAGATACCGTAGTTTTTTAAAAAGTGTGGGTAACCGTTTAATAAAGGTTGTAATACATCTTTATCATAATATTTGTTTTTATAATAATCAAAATCCAAAGGTTCTTGGTCAACGCAATATATGTTAGGATATAGTTGGCGGGTCTGCCAATCTTCATCGTTTAAAGGTTGCATGTTTTCAACATTTTTTGACCCGTGTGGATAAAAATGATAAATTATAACACGATCTTTAAATATGTGTTGTGCAACATCTTTGATAAAATGATACAGGCGATCTAAGGGAATACTCATTGCTGATATTTAAGTCTAATTACTGTCTGGAAAAAAAATGATTACACATTACAAAATAGAAATTTTTTGGGATGACCAGTATCAAACCCTTGACTATATCAATGAACCATTCAACGATACTGAGTCCCTGAACCAATGGACGCAACAAGGATACGCAACAAAATTTACCGGTGACATGTGCGACATGCGAAGCCAACAACCAACCTGGAACTCAGGGTTCGTAGAATACTTTCACGACCGAGGCTGGAAAGATGTGGGTACCAGTTATTATCGCATGAATACCGGAACAGTTTTGCCCACACACAGTGACCTGTACCGACGATATATCGAACTGTTTGATCTAGAAGGTCGCGAACAGCGTATACATCGTGCTATAATATTTTTACAAGATTGGCGACCCGGTCACTATGCCGAATATGAAGGTCGGCCATTTGTGAATTGGTCGGCTGGAGATGTGGTGGAATGGCAGTACGATGCACCACACATGGCAGCCAATCTTGGACTGGATCCAAGATACACGTTACAGATAACAGGATGGGTATGATCAATTCAAGAAACGAGTGGAGTCCGCTCGAGGAGATCGTGGTAGGATCTGCTACCATGGCCAACTGGCCCACGACAGATCCGGTGTTTGCCACCGAGTCCACTCGCACAGCTTGGCAAGAAACTCCAGTACCGTCAGGTCCGGTTCCGCAGTGGATTGTGGACGAGGCCAATCGCGAACTAGACATCTTGGCCGAGACCATTGCACGTTATGGGGCCACGGTACGCAGACCTGAACCCATGGACTTTGTGTCCTTGGGTGGCATGTACAACTACTGTCCGCGAGATCGATTGCTGATTGCTGGAACTACCGTGGTAGACTGTGCCATGATGTATCCGTGCCGCGATCAAGAAATTGAAGCACTGAGAAAAGTGATTGGTGATGCCAGAGTAGTCACCATGCCCAGAGATTCAGGCATGACACTGGATGCGGCCAATGTGTGTAGACTGGGCGACACTTGGTTGTTTTTAGAAAGTGCCAGTGGCAATCGTTCTGCTTATGAATGGCTGTGTAATCAATTCCCTGACGTTACCATAGAGCTGTGCAATTTTTACGCCGGTGTACACATTGACAGCACCATTGTGCCCATACGTGAAGGCCTAGTGTTGCTGAATGGTTCACGGGTGACTCCGGACAACTGTCCACGAGTCTTACGAGATTGGGAAAAAATTTATGTACACGATGTGGTGGCACAGGACTTTTATCAGTATCCTTATGCAAGCAAATGGATTGGGTTAAATATGTTGGTGCTGGATCCTGAAACGGTTATAGCCGATGCAGCACAGACAAAATTACATCAAGTGTTGCGACGTCGCGGTGTTGATGTCATACCGCTGACACTGAGTCACAGTCGCACCCTGGGCGGTGGATTCCATTGTGTGACCCTGGATACAAGGAGAAAGAATTGAACATCAGTTGGGTATTGGCCGATTCGGCTGTGTTGGATCCTATGCAGGAACTGGAACCGCTCAAACAGATAGGACCGTTTTGGGGAGGTTGGCGTACCTGGCGTGCTTACCAGACCGACAATGTGATCTGTCATGATCTGGCCAAGGCCGACGAATTGCTCAAACGAGCGTTCCAAGCCGCTTGTAATTTTTACATACCAAATTCGGCCTATGTGGCCTTGAACCGTCCTATGGGTGTCAAGGTCTACGAAGGTGATTTTGTACATGATCTTGTTCGCAGAGAAGAAATTGTAGCCATGCATCTTGCGGCCAGTATCAGCGACATAGTGCTGTTGGTGGGTTTTGATTTCGCCGAACAACCAAAATTACCAGATCGATTACAAGAGCATCAGGTACAACACTATCGTGGTTTAGCCACACAGGCCATACGAGATAATGCCGATACTCAATGGGTCCTGGTAGATCATCCCGGACAACCACATCCGACCATGGCCGATTTACCAAACCTCACACAAGATACCTTGACCGGTGTGTTTAAACTATTGGTTGGATGATCATGGAAGATTTTATCCGAGTTTGGCCCAATAAACTTCCACCGGATCTTTGCCAACGTGCCATACAGGCATTTGAAGAGATCATACATGAACCGCACTATCAGAATCATGTCTACAACAATGCCAAACAGTTCAGTGAATCATCCAATCTGGGTCGGCGAGATCTGGCCATTTTCCTACAGACCGACGTGTTCAATCAATGCGGACTGTGTGATGAAATACTGGAATATCTACACAGCTCGTTCTTGGAATACATTGAAGAATTTGGCCAATACAAATCCATGTCCTTGTCCAACCGATATGATTTCAAAATGCAGAGAACCCTGCCCTTGGGCGGTTATCATGTGTGGCACTACGAAAGCGACAGTGCCGAACGCTTGGTCAGACACCTAGTCTGGATGATCTATCTCAATGACATGCCGGTCGGGGAAGCCGAAACCGAATTTTTGTATCAAGGTCGACGATTGGCTCCCGCCCAAGGAACCATAGTACTTTGGCCCGCTGGACCCACCCATATACATCGCGGAAATCCGGTCTACAGTCAAGCCAAATATATCTTGACCGGATGGTACGATCGGATGCCGGACAATTGACAAAAATCCAAATAAATCGTACAATAGTGTTTTTACTACTGGTTGGACATTTATTATGAAGAGAATCGGTTTCTGTTGCAAATGGCTCAACGACCCTAGCGAATGTGGTGGCATGAAAGTGAATGCAGTGGATCGAGACCTTAACGGACGCAGTACCACCATGCGTTGGTTGCGTGAACATCCAGTCGAAGCCGAACAACGCCAGTGGGACATCATGAATCACAATACCCGGGCCGCTGTTCGGTTGATCGAGCGTGTGGCCACACTACCGCCTGAGCGTAGGATGGTGCGTCTGGGCAGTGAAATGCTACAAGGCTATACCGAGAAAGACTGGAAAGCGTGGTGGCAACGGAGAGAGATACAGGATCACCTGGAACGCATATTTGCACCCATTGGTGAAACAGCCAGACGCCTGGATGTGAGACTCAGCTTCCATCCCGGACAGTTCTGTGTGCTGGCAAGTGAAGCTGAAGAAATAGTAGAGCGAAGCATAGAGGAATTTGAGTATCATGCAGATATGGCAAGATGGATGGGGTACGGGAAAACCTTCCAGGATTTCAAAATCAATGTACACATATCAGGTAAACGCGGTCCCGCCGGTATCCGCTCTGCCCTCAGACGGTTATCTCCCGAGGCACGAAACTGCATCACGATTGAAAACGACGAAATGTCCTGGGGCATTGACGCCAGCCTTGAGCTTGTTGAAGACTGTGCCCTGGTACTGGACCTACATCATCATTGGATCAGAACCGGAGAATATATCCAACCCACCGACGATAGAGTTAAGGGCATAATTGAGTCATGGCGTGGAGTAAGACCGGCCTTGCACTACAGCATCAGCCGAGAAGATGTCTTGGTCAATCACTGTACCCAAACCATGCCCAATCATGCAACATTGTTGGAGAGCGGACACAAAAAACAACGACTACGAGCACACAGCGATTTTTATTGGAACGAGTCGGTCACTGACTGGGCATTGAGCTTCTGGGATCAGTTTGATATACAGTGCGAATCAAAATCTAAGAATCTTGGATCTGAACAGGTTTACAATCGTGCTGTAGAGCTTGGGCTCGTTTGACAGCCCAATACTCTTTCATTGCTTTACTTTTTTTATTCAAAGTTTCTTGAGAGTATTTGCGTCCCTTGCTTGCTTTACCTAATGCACTTATTTGTTCTTTTCTTTTAGTATTAGTGGCCCAATTTTGTTTAGCCGACTCGTTCCAGGCCGCTTGATGTTCCTTGCTACGAGGTTTAGGAACACCCTTACAAGACTTACTTAAATTTTGTTTATGAGCATCAGTTCTGGGTGATTTTTTTCTACCAAGTTGTTGTTGGCGAAATAACTCTTTTCTTTCTTCGGTATGATTGCCGCCGCCACCAGTTTCTGGAATCTGATTTGCCCACCCAGAATCTTTGGCAACATTCCAAAGGTCACTATAATATCGACCCCATTGAGATAATTCTTGATTGGGTTGACACTCTTGTATAATTTCAGTATCGTAATCAGCACCGTGTTCTTTCAGATGTGCTTTCCATATGCCGCCGGATCCGTGATAAGCATGTGGATCGGTTGAAGTAGTTTTGCCGAGATATTTTAGACCTGTTTTACGATGGGTCTTAACATACAAATAAATAGTCATTGCTGATAGTTCCTTTTCAACTGTTAGAGTAGTTGGATCTGCCAGGATCGCGAACTACACCTTTATTTATACTGAACCAGTTGTTCTATCCGTTTGACAGCGTCAGGCGAAGCCGCTTCATCTACAGATTCTTCCGCCACACCTGACTTATAACTTGGTTGTGTAAGTTTAGCAGGTGGCGCTTGAACCGCAGCCACCAATAATTTGTTTCCAGCCTCTATTGCTTTTTCTAATGCTTGTTGTCTACTAGTCCATATTATACCAGCATCTTTAAACCAGGCAGGATTGCGAACATTTACTGTGGGATTGGGTAATGGTTTGTTGTTTATAAAATATTCTTTATTGTTGGCATTTTGTAATATCCACTTGTTTACCTCATACCTATCTTTTAAGAATTGTAGTTTGCCTACTCCGTCTTTGCCATCAGTAGGGTTAAGTCCTGACTGAGTCAATTGCTGTAAAAATTTTCCTTGATTTTGTGGATAAGCATCCATATGTTGCACCAACAACCAAGCCGCATAAGGAGCCGCAGGATACGACCCTTTACCGTCTGCACCTTTGTCAGATAGTATTGCGTTTATATTTTGTTCTATATATGGCCAAACTTTGGCTTGGAAACTGGCTCGTTGAGTAGGATCTTTGAATTGCTGGTCTTGACTCATCCAATCATTGAGTGTTTGCCGCACTTGGCCTTGATTTTGTGACAATCCTTTTGCGGTTTGATTAGGAGCCTGTGGCTGATTAGCCGGTTGAGCTTGATTGGCTACCGGTGCTTGATTAGGGGTTTGAGCTTGATTAGTTGCTGGTGCTGACCCGGCAGGTTGCTCAGCTTCTTTGATAATATTGATATATTCTCTAAAGGTTTTCATACAATTATTTATCTCATTTTGGTTGTAATATCCTATATTTTATGCTACAATAAACAATGAATCAATTCAAAGCATGGCCGCCGCCTGAAGACTGGACTCAGGTGGTCATACCCTGGACCACTATGTTAAACAATAGCGATCGTGCTCCAAATAACATTATTGCCTGGGTTGACAATCACCCGGGTGGGGAATATCATTTACACGGCTATCGATCTATAGAAGGATTTGCTTTTAGGTTCAGCGATCCTGCTGATGCTGTAATTTTTCGATTGAGATGGATGTCATGATTTTAACACACATACAACAAGTGTTTGATTATATCAAACAAGATTATCGTGCATATCCGTTGAGATTCTATGCCGAAGTATTCAGTTGGGCATGTAGTGTAACATCGGCCGTTATATTTGCTGCCACAGTGCCTGATATACCGGTGGTTCCTTTGTATGCCATATTCATTCGCGGATGTTGTGCGGCGGCCTGGACCTGTTGGACCCGAGGTAGTTTTGGATTGTTGGCCAACTATGTGTTTTTGATCACCATAGATGCTGTTGGCCTAATCCGAATGTTAGCTCACTGAGCTTTTTTTGCTCGTGGCTTGCGTGGTGCGGCTTTGGCAGCAACTTTGGGCTTGACAGCTTTTTTTGGCTCAACAACAGGTTCAGCCGGTGTTTCTGCAACAGGTGTAGCAACAACAGGTTCAGCCGGTGTTTCTGCAACAGGTGTAG